GTTGCCAGGATCTACGATTGGTCTTTTGGAAATTCCTTACTTTGGTCGTCAGGTGAAATTTGCTGGCAACAGAACCTTCGCCGAATGGACTGTAACAGTTCTAAACGACGAAGACTTCGCAGTTCGCAACGCTCTTGAAATCCTAATGCAAGACATTAACAGCCACGAAGAAAACTTGGCTTCTGTTCTTGCTGACGGTTATCAGTTCGATGCAATCGTGAAGCAGTACTCAAAGGTCGGCGATATTATCAAGACTTATGAGTTCAAAGGAATGTTCCCAACTGATATTTCTCCAATCGAACTTGATTGGGGTTCAAATGACACGGTCGAAGAATACCAAGTAACATTTGCATACCAGTACTGGACATCGCCAACAAGCGCACAATAATTTTTCTAATATAGAGGAGTGAAACGATGAGTTTCTTAAAAAGTCTAGTTAGAAGAGTTAAGCGAACTGTTAGATCAGTTGCAACTGCCGCAATTGGTGGAGCATTGTCAAACGCTGCGGGTGCATTAATCCGCCCACTCGGCTCTAGAATTTCTAGAAATCTGGGTAATTTGGCAAGAAGAGCAGTGTCTGGGTTAAGGTCTATATTTACTCGAAGAGCCAATACTCTAGTCACTAAAAACATTCCACCACCATCGTCACCATTTGGTAGTGGCGGTGGCGGTGGATTCGCTTAAGAACAAAGTTTTGTTATGATCGGTTGGAGTAATTCATGGCGATAAATCTTTTCGGTTTCGAGATCAAACGCAATACTCAGGGGACTGCGGCTTCTGCTATTCAGTCCCCTGTTGCGACTCCCATTTCAGACGATGGTGCAATTACTGTCAATGCTGGCGGTTACTTTGGCACATATCTTGATCTTGAAGCCACATATAAAAACGAAAATGATCTAATTACACGGTATCGTGAAATGGCAATGCAACCTGAATTGGAAGCAGCCATTGATGATATTGTAAACGAATCAATTGTTCGTGATGAGTCTGGTCGTTCTGTCATGCTATTGATGGATGATCTTGAACAACCAGACAATATTAAAGAGATGATTCGTGCAGAGTTCGACACTGTTCTTCGTATGCTAGACTTTTCAAACTCTGGTTCAGATATTTTCCGTCAATGGTATGTTGATGGAAGATTATTTTATCAAGTCTTGATTGATGAGAAAAATCCAAGAACTGGTATTCAAGAATTAATTTATCTTGATCCAAGAAAGATCAAGAAAGTTCGTGCAGTACAAAAGAAAAAAGATCCACGCACTGGCGTTGAAGTAACTGCTGGTGTTGCAGAGTTCTATGTGTACAATGAGAAAGCATTAAGTCAAGGTCAGAATATGGTTACATCCATGGCTGATACTGGCGTTAAAGTTGCACCTGACTCAATTGTAAATGTGAACTCAGGATTGCTTGATCCAAAACGTCAAATGGTTTTGTCATACATTCACAAAGCCATCAAGCCACTCAATCAGTTGCGTATGGTTGAAGATGCCATCGTAATCTATCGTCTATCACGTGCTCCAGAACGTCGTGTATTCTACATTGACGTTGGTAACATGCCTAAACTCAAGGCAGAACAATACCTTCGTGATATCATGACCAAGTTTAGAAATAAAGTTGTTTATGATAGCAACACTGGTCAAGTGCAAGACGATCGTAAGTTCATGTCAATGATGGAAGATTTTTGGATTCCACGTCGTGGTGAAGGTAAATCAACCTCTATTGAAACACTACCAGCTGGTCAAAATCTTGGTGAACTTGCTGACGTAAAATACTTCGAACAAAAACTCTATAAGTCATTGAACGTTCCAGTTTCTCGTTTGGAAACAACAGCAACGTTCTCTCTTGGTCGCGCAACAGAAATCACACGCGATGAATTGAAATTTAGCAAGTTTATTGATCGTTTGCGCGCAAGATTTAGCATCTTGTTTGATGAACTTCTAGAACGTCAACTTGCTCTTAAAGGCATCTGTTCAGTCGAAGAATGGAAAGAATTTAAGGAATACATTCACTATGACTTCCTTAAAGACAACAACTTCGAAGAACTTAAAGAATCAGAACTTATGTCATCGCGTTTACAGTTGATGACGCAGGTTGATCCATACGTTGGAACATATTTCTCAAAGTCATGGGTCAAGAAAAATGTTCTTCGTCTTAACGAAGAAGACATTGAGAAGATGGATGCTGAGATTGCATTTGAGCAATCACAAGAACCACCAGTTGAACTTTCTGGCGCAGAAGAGAAAGGTAGTGCTTCTGCTGGCAGAGATTTGAACGCAGTGTTTAATTCAGAAATTACTAAATAAAACTTGGAGTATTTATGGACGCACAAAGCATTATTGACGCTGCAATTTCTGGAAATCTGGATGCTGTTAAATCAGCATTTGATTCTGCAATTGCTGCTAAAGTAACTGATGCGCTTGACGTGAAAAAAGTTGAGATTGCATCGACCCTACTAGGAACAGAAGAAGTACCAAATGAATCTGAAACAACTGAAGTCGAAGTTGATGGAGCAGAATACAACGATGTCGGAAGCACCGTTGATGCCAGCTCCACCGACGGCTAAAGACAATACAGACAGAGAAATTGCTCGTTTGGTAAATGCGGGCTTGATGCCTCGCAACAAATTACCACTTTTGCGTGCAGCAAGAAAAAATCTTGCGCGCAAAGGTGACATTGCAATGATTCCAAGAATGCAACGCAGAGCAATACAAGATTATCAAGATGCGCTTCAAAGAGCAGCATTGAAAACAACAGGTTCTGTGAGTGCTGTTCGCCGCAACATTAATGCTGGTGTTGAAATTGAGGGTGATGTTATCTCTGAAGAAGTATTCAGCGCACCACAAATGCTTGTTTTGCGCCGCACTGGTATTCGCATTTTCCCAGATGGTCGTCGCGTTGCATTGTATGTGAACGACAAACATAATCTTGTGTTCTCTGTTCCTTATAGCAGAAACCTCGGAACAGAAATGCCAATGGTTCAAGCAGAAGAAGTTGAACACATTGAAGAAAACATTGAACATATTAAAGATATTGTTAAAACGAATCAAGCAAAGAAATTAAAGTTTCAAGATGGCACTTCAATGACTGTTGATGCACAAACTGCAAAGGCAATTCATCTTGTACATAATGCTTTGAATGATGAGAATAAAGCAAAGGTTGCAAAGATGCTTGGGCACAGCAAAGGTCATTTTATGAAAGTTGCTGACTTTGCAAACAAAAATACTGTATATAAGATTGAAAAATGAGTATCATTTCTGAAACAGTAAGACAAATTATTGCTGAAGCAAACGTCCAAAAAATGGGACGTAAGAAACTTGTGCGCATTCGTATTCGTAAAGGAAAAGTTCAACGTCGAAAGATGGTGTCTGCTGTAAAAGGGTATACAATTCGTGGCGGCAAACTTACACGCATGCCAGCGAAAGAAAGATTGAAAAGAAAGATTTCTGCGCGAAAAGCGAAGATTAAACGTAGAGCAAAACTTGCAAGAGCATTAATTAAAAGAAAGCGTTCTTTAAGAAAACGCGCAGCATTGGGGCTAAAATAAATGAAACTAATTACAGAAACAGTTGAAGAAGTGAAGATGATCACCGAAGAAAAGAACGGTGTCAAAACTCTTTACATTCAAGGTCCATTTCTCGTAGCAGAAATGAAGAATCGCAACGGTCGTATGTATAAGACTGATACTCTTGCAAAAGAAGTTGGTCGCTACAACGAAGAATACGTTACTAAGAATCGCGCATTCGGTGAATTGGGTCATCCAGATTCTCCATCAATCAATCTAGATCGCGTATCGCATCTCATCACTTCATTGAAGCAAGAAGGCAATCAATGGATTGGTAAGGCAAAAATTCTTGAAACACCAATGGGTAAAATCGCCAAGTCCCTTATGGAAGGCGGTGCAACTCTTGGCGTCTCTTCACGTGGCATGGGATCCCTAAAGGAAGTCAACGGTGTCAACGTGGTTCAAGATGACTATTATCTGGCCACAGCGGCTGATATTGTAGCGGATCCATCCGCTCCAGGTGCTTTCGTTCAAGGTATTATGGAAGGTAAAGAGTGGGTTTGGGATAATGGCGTTGTAAAAGAAATGGATGTCAACGCATATTATGAACAAATCAAGAACGCAAAGC